ATGGCGCACGAACTACAACTCATCAAGCAGTCATCAGGAATTCTGATCCCCGCTACGCCGGAGACCAGTGATATTCTGCAATCAAAAATCAAACTCGGTGCCGTGCTGGTAGCCGAATTTCGTCAGGTGAGGAATCCCGCATTCCATCGCCGTTTCTTTGCGCTCCTGAATCTCGGGTTTGAATACTGGGAACCTACTGGCGGGGCGATATCTTCCAACGAACGTAAATTGGTGACCGGGTACGCAAAATTCCTCGCCTCGTTCGGTGGAAGTGAAGCTGCACTCCTGGACGCCGCCGAGCAATATCTCGACCGTATCGCTGATAAGCGAGCAGGTAGCATTAGCATCTGCAAATCCTATGATGCTTATCGCGCTTGGGTGATCGTCGAGTCTGGTCACTATGACGCTATTCAGCTTCCTGACGGAACACTTCGCAAACACCCCCGCAGCATTGCCTTCGCCAACATGGACGAAACCGAGTTCCAGCAACTGTACAAAGCCGCGCTTGATGTTCTGTGGCGATGGGTATTGTCCCGGGCATTCAAGACTCAGCGAGAAGCGGAAAACGCCGCATCGCAGCTTTTGAGCTTTGCGGGGTGATGGCGATGAAATATTCCTGGTTCCACCATCACGAATGCACAACCGAGCAGGCCGACGAGCTGGTAGCCAGTTACCGCCGTCGTGGCGCCACGGTAGAACGCAGCCTGAATCGCGACAACATCACCTGGACTGTCAGCGCAAAATTACCTGAATGCGAGCATCCGGCGCGTACACCAAGAACCTTTCGGCAAAAGGTCTGGGGGTGATTATGGCTAAGTTACCGCGCCGGAAGTGCGCCAACAAAGAATGCCGCCAGTGGTTCCATCCTGTGCGCGATACGCAGACGGTTTGCGGCTACGAATGCGCCAGCGCCGTCGGCAAGGAGCAGACCAGAAAGGTCAGGGAGGCGGCACAACGCAAGGAGTCTGCCAAAAAGCGCGCCACAGAGAAAAAAGAGCGAGCCGCCTGGCGCCAGCGCAAAGCAGCAGTTAAACCGCTGAAGCACTGGGTTGACCTGACGCAGCGCGCTGTAAACGACATTTGCCGCGAGACCGAGTTGGCGGAGGGGCGGGGCTGTATTTCCTGCGGAACTAAAACGGCGTTCGCCTGGCATGCTGGCCATTATCGGACTACGGCCGCCGCCGGGCATCTGCGCTTCACTCGCTTCAACATCCATCTTCAGTGCGACGTCTGCAACGTCTACAAATCCGGGAATATCGAAGCATACCGAGCCGCGCTGGTGGAACGTTATGGCGAAGAGCCGATACTGGCGCTCGAGAATAATAACACCCCGCATCGCTGGACGGTCGAAGAGCTGAAGGTAATCAGGCTTACCGCCCTTGCAGATTTGCGCGCGCTGAAAAAGCAGGAGGCCGCATGACATTCGAATCCTATTTTGCAGATCACCTCCGTGTTCGTTGGCAGCGATTGCGCTTATACCATTTTCCCGGCTCTGTACTGACGGACTACCGAATACTGAAGAATTACATCAAAACCATAGGCGGTGCTGTATGAACACTCAATTTCTCGAATACGTGCGTCAGCAACTGATAGTGGCCACCGCCGATCTGAGAGGTGCGACGAAAGGGCAGTTAATGGCCTGGCTGGAGAACGCCCAATTTGATACGGGTACGTTTAAACGTAAGAAGCCTCGAGTGCTGGATGAAGTGACCGGGAAAATGATTACGCTGGATAACCCACCAATACCGGGCAAACAGTCGCATGCTAAGGGTTCACATATTCCTCTGGTGCAACCGGTTGAATACTCCACAGCATCATGGCGCCGTGCGCTGCTGTCTCTGGATGAACATCAAAAGGCATGGCTGCTGTGGAACTACAGTGAAAACATCCGCTGGGAGCATCAGGAGACGATCACCCGGTGGGCGTGGGAACAATTCAGCGCGCAGTTGGAAGGTAAGCGGGTAGCGAAGAAGACCACAGACCGACTGCGCCAGCTTATCTGGCTGGCGGCGCAGGATGTGAAGGCCGAGTTGGCCGGGCGGGACGCCTATGAATACCAGAAGCTGGCGGAGCTGGTGGGCGTGGCAAAATCCACTTGGACAGAAACCTATCTACCTCACTGGCTGGCAATGCGCAGCGGCCTTAAGCGACTTGATAGCGGTGCACTTATCTCTGTAACGCGATCACGTTCACAACAAAAGGCGACAAATTTGGATGTTATTATTGCAAAACCGAACTGAAACGCATATATTTCGTGTAAATCTGATATTATGCCATCGTTGTATGTGCTGGCAGTAAATAAGTTTTCAAGCCCGAGGTTAACGCCTTGGGCTTTTGCGTTTCTACCTCTTAACTAAAACTGCTCTACCATCTTCATGAGATTCGACTTTATATTTTCTTAGTTTTCTAATGGCCGATATGGACCCAGCGCCAGTGGTAATTGCAATAGCTGCCATAGTTGCAGGTAGGCCAATGCTCGCTACCGCTGCGGGAGCGGCTAATGCCGAGACAGTGGCACTAGTTCCAGCTGTAGCTGGTGCCATGGCAAAGGCTGCGTATGCAATCCCAATAGCACCAAACGCGATTGCCCAAGTTACTGTCCCACTAGCAACTATTTTTACTGTTCCCTTAGTTATATCGCCAGTTATTTCAATCCTGTTGGAATCGCATGCTATTGCTTTTGCGAGATCCTTGTAAGTTGAGATTGTCTGCATAAGTGTTGTCCAAGTGAGTTATCAAAATATTATCGGCAGGACCCCGCTTCATCTTTAACTTGATTGTCTCAAATAAACTTACATACCAAATAGTTAAGTCAGGTTATAACCGGTCAGAACGCCCTTACTAGTAAACATTAACTTGTGGTTTTCTGCGCCAAATTTTTTTCCTTTTGGGCGTAAACTTGCGCATCAATCTCTCAGGGGGGCGTATGCAACAAGGGTATTACTGGATTCGTCATGAAGGTGTTGTACAGGTTGCTTACTTTACAAATGACACTGTTGATGATTTGGAAACGGGTAAAACAATCACAGGTGTCTGGCATCTGACTAGAGGCGATGACATTTGCCATAACGGTGAAGCAGAGGTGCTACAAGGCCCAATCACTCCACCAATGTAAACAACCGTACTTACTCCGAGGCTGCCGCATGGCGGCCTTTTTCATTTCAGGCTCACGGGTATCACTCACTACGTGCTTTGTTGATAAATCCAGCCCGTGAAGCATGACCCTTTAATTACACACAGCGCCATCCGAAAAATCGGAGGTGAGGCTATGACCAGAATGAGCACCATTTACAGCAGACTTTCATATGGAACAGGCACCACGCTGACCGGCTGCGGTGTATCAGCGAAGGCATACGCCGAAACAGCTAAAACAGCAAAAGAGGTGTCCTGGATGTTGGCCGACAGAATTGCAGGGTTAAGCTTGAGCGACTGGGCAATTATTGTCGGTATCGCATGCACGGTAATCACATGTGCAGTGAACTGGTATTTCCGCTGGAAAGAACGGGAGGATCGTCGCAATGGCTATGCCACAAAAGCTGAAGAATAGCGTTATTGCAGCTATACCCGCAGGCGCTATTGCTATCGCTGCGGCGTTGATTACTGGCCCAACAGGTAATGATGGCCTTGAAGGTGTACGCTATCAGCCTTATCGGGATGTTGTTGGAGTGTGGACTGTATGCTGGGGCCATACTGGTAAAGATATTATCCTCGGCAAGACCTACACCAAAGCAGAGTGCCAGGCGCTGCTTGATAAAGACTTGAATATTGTCGCCCGTCAGATTACCCCATATATCAACGCTCCGATCCCCGAAACGATGAGAGGGGCGCTGTATTCATTTGCGTATAACGTAGGCGCGGGAAACTTCAAAACCTCCACACTGCTACAAAAAATCAACCAGGGTGATTCGAAAGGCGCATGTGAACAACTGCGGCGCTGGACCTATGCTGGTGGCATACAGTGGAAGGGCCTTGTAACACGCCGCGAGATTGAGCGTGAAGTTTGCCTGTGGGCAGAGAAACCTCAAAATCTGAGTGATGGATATGGGCCGCTTAACCCTGGCATTCCAGTATCAGTTCCGGGCGTATTCTGATGAAGACCAACAAAATTACGATTGTCTCGATTCTGCTGGTGGTTGTCGTAACCATCATCGCGGTGCTCTGTGTTCTGCTGGTACGCAGCAATGCGGCACTGGCCACATCCGAGAGTGATAACCGGGTACTGAGCAGCGACAACGCACTACAGGCGACGGTAATAACCACGCAGGCTTTCAGCTTCAACCGGTTTAACCAGATAGCGGAAAGCGCCAACCGTCTTAACTTGTTGATAGATGCTGGCACCGAAAAGACAGTTATCGAATACCGGGAGATTCTACGACGTGAAAAAACCTGTGATCTGCCTGTTCCTGCTGATGTCGCTGGTGGGCTGCTCAACTACGCGAACCGTTTACGTGCCAGCGCAATGCACACCGATTCCGGGAACGCTGACCCAGCTGGTGATAGCGCCGCTGCCGCCGGCACAATAACGTACTGTCAGGCTGTGCTGTGGATTAACCCGTTACTGGCTGCCATCGAGAAAGCGAATAACCAACTGGCCGGGATAAGGGAAATCGAGGAATTAAGAAACACTCATTAACCATCGAAAGACTATCTTCTAAAGTGCTTGGGAATGGTATTCTCCGTAGGAATATATTCAGGTGGCAGGGATAAAATGGGTTCTCTCTCGATTGCTGTAATTGCCTTGGCTATAGGCCTGTGGCATGACATGAAACGATTTCCAGATACCAACCGAACTATTAGCGAGTTAAAGGAAGATGTGGGCTTGCTAAAGCAGGACAATGATAGATTACAGAACGAGGTTGATCGCCTTGAAATGCAGCTGCTCGAGCTATCAAAGAAAATTGACAGGATAAATGACCCTGAGTATTACTCATTACTTGATGCTGGTGATGGCTGGGGCTTGTATGAACTGGCGAAGTCACGAGGCGAAATCGAGTAACTGCCACCAGATGTTTTTATTGCCATCATAAAGGCCGCCTACGGGTGGCTTTTTTAATGGTTAGAAACTAGCCATCAGCAGGGTGATATCAAATACAGCGCCTTAAATAGGGTGATATAACATAACTTTTTGACTGAAAACTGTACCCATATAAAATCAATTGCTTACGGGGAAAGTAGACAAAGCGCAACGATTCCTGTATGTTTTTGCTATATTGGTGTGAGTTATAACCAATGTTCTGAGCCTCGCTATCTGCGGGGCTTTTTTGTATCCGTATTTCACCGCGCACCGCAGCGCTTCCAACCACGTCGAACCCAACCCTTTGGAATGAGCCTTTGAGGAGTCAGTTAGTGCTGGCGAGCCTCGACGGGCTGATCTCCTATGCGGCAAAGGTTCATCTCAAAGTAAGGTACACGCTATGAACTATCCAACAGTTGTTAACGGCATCGATTTTCGTGAGCTTATCTTCCTGTCCGGTACGGAATCAGCAACTGACACATTCAAGGTAGCGAAGGCGTTCGGGAAGGACCATAAGGATGTAATGAGAAAGACCAGAAAGGTGATCAGCTCATGCTCATCGGATTTTGCAGAGCGCAATTTTACGCTTTGCCATCAAAACAATGAGTTACAGAATGGAAAGCCTCAGCCGTTTTATAGAATGACCCGGAACGGCTGGACCATGCTGGTTTTCAGCTTCACAGGCGCTGCCGCGTTTGCATTCAAAGAGGCCTACATCGCCGCGTTCGATTGGATGGCTGACATGATCGCCCAAGGCAAGCATAATCTTGAGGCAGAGCGGAACGCTATAATGCTGGAGTTCATGAAAGAGAAGGATGTAGCGAGTATGTCCGGGCGCCTGCTTAACCGCTGGGGAAGGGTGAAAAAGCCTGTTCTGATTGCAAAAATTGAACGACTCGAAAAGCAGGGGCAGATCCCTTTGCCGGGATTAGCTAAAGCACTTGCAGAATAGGGGCCGCCACTGAGCGGCCTTTTTTATTCCCATTACAAAGCTCATCTGCGGGTGGGCTTGATAATGTCTGTGGAAGTGGCATTCTTTATCTAGAGAAAACACTCAACAAAAATTGATTAAAGGAAATCATCCATGCCATCGAGTGCCGTATTTGTTGCTGCCTGCACCGCGTTTATAAATGCAGCTAATTTTTTATCAGGTCATAATCGTGAGCAAGCAAAACAAACTAGTGATGCTATTAAACATTTAACTACTGCTATACACGAAACTGAAATTTACTTTTCCGAACGTGAGGAAGGATTAGAAAGAGATCCTGCGCGCGAGAAACAGTTATCGAGATATTGGAGTGATGCGGCTGAACCTTTGCGCACTATAGACATAAACTTTTCTGACTTATGCGCGCTGAAGGCGCAGTACTGGCTTTTCCCAAGTCGTTATGAACGAGAAACTGTTAGGGATTTAAACATCACTTTAGAAGGCATGAGGGCTAACCTTCAGAAGTTAAGGCGGCCGGAGTGATGCAGTGTAGAGAAACCATCATTTATTGAAGTAAAAATTAAGAGATTAATCAGGCTACCGGCATCTGCTGGTGGCTTTTCTAATGGCTTTAACCAAAGGATAGATTCATGGCGAAACCGGACTGGGATGCTAATCAGCGTGCCTGGGTGAGAGCAAGCAGTATTTCAAACAATGATTTATTTATACGCTGCAATTTTATCAGATAAAACTTCAGCTTCATTTAAAATCTGCACCATTTCCTTTAATGCGTCTTGAGTATAACCGTCCTTTGCTAGCATCGACTGTTCATGTAAATCGCATGCAAAAGCAAACAGATAAGCATGAAACTTGACAATATCTTCGCTTAATTCATTGTTTAGCATGCCGATTTTTTGTACGTTTGCTTTGTAAACAGGATTATAGTTTTCATGAATGAAAACGCTAAATTCAATAGTTTCTAGATCGTTCTCTATCATTTCTTGTAATGTATCTTCAAGCTCCATTTTATAGCGTCGCACTTGAAGTAGATGGGACAGTGATTTGACCTCAGCGATTAACCCGTTCTCAAGTGCTTTAGCCTCAGCTCTGCGAGATAGAATATCTTTCACAATGTTCCATAGCCCCGTTAAACACGCACCTATTAATGCACTGATTCCAACTGTTAACCAGAATGATGTTCCCATTTAAACCTCATTATGTGTAGATATTAGGTTGATTATGACAAGAATACCTCTGCCCAAAAAATGGTGCAATGGAGTGATAATGTTAAACGAGGCTGATAGCAGGCCATTTCCACCTGTTAATTTCATCGGCCCCGATAACTGGCAGCCATACACCAAGTTGATCCCAGCAAATGAAGTGCATGAGTGGATAAGCCGACAAATCCTGAGCGATACCGGCAGCATCCATAACCCAGACCACGAGCACCTGCTTGAGGCTGACCTCTGCTTCATGTGGGCATCTGATTCGTTCGCCAAAAAGGGTCGCTACGTTCTCGGTCAGGCCGAGCAGGTAATGCTCCGCGCTGGTGGATGGCAGAAAGCCAGAATGGAACAGCAGATGTACGAATGGTTCGGGCGCATTCCGAAGTTCATCATCACGCTGGCAGCGGATTACTGTACGCAATGCAGCGACCTTGAATTCTGCGCGCTGGTAGAGCATGAGCTTTATCACATAGCCCAGGCCACCGATGAGTTTGGCGCTCCGAAGTTCAACAAAGAGACCGGGCAACCGGTACTGACATTGCGCGGACATGATGTCGAAGAATTTGTCGGTGTTGTGCGTAGATACGGGGCGAGCACCGACGTGCAAGAACTGGTGGACGCAGCTAATCAACCTGCAGAGGTGGCAAAACTTAACATCGCCAGAGCGTGCGGAACGTGCATGTTGAAACTGGCTTGATTTTATGACTGATTATGACGGGCAGGTAAGCTATGGCGGCATTAAAAGGTGAGGTAAAAGCCTTCATCGTTCAATCGCTTGCGTGCTTCGACACCCCTTCTCAGGTGGTGGAGGCTGTCAAAAAAGAATTCGGCATCAGTATTCCTCGTCAGCAGGTTGAATCCCACGACCCGACAAAAGCTAACGGCAAAGGCCTGGCGAAAAAATGGGTCGAGA